TAGGTAAAAAAGATAATCCTCGAGAAATCTTTATAGGTTCTAATGGACATGTTAGAGGTGGCGTCATTGATGATATGTTAGAAAGAGCTAGTAAAATTTTAAGTGGGGAAGTACTAGATGATAACATGTTTTGTTTCTTGTGTAAGATAGATGATGCTAAAGAAGCAGATGATCCAAATGCATGGGAAAAAGCTAACCCACAATTTTCTGAACCGATGACACCATATGCTAAAAGGTTATTTAAACGAGTGAAGAAAGAACATCAAAAGCTTTCTAACAATTTAAAATACCGAGCTGAATTCATGGCGAAACGAATGAATTTTCCAGAAACAGACTTGACTGAATCTGTAGCAACTGCAGATGAAATATATCATGCAAATGAAGAAATACCTGACCTCTTACATAAAACATGTGTAGGAGGTTTAGATTTTGGGTCTGTCCGTGACTTTACTGCTGTCGGTTTATTATTTAGAAAAGGCGATGATTATTTTTGGTTAACACATTCTTTTGCTAGAAAAGAATATTTAGATAAAGCAAACTTGAAACCACCAATACATGAATGGGCTGAAAAAGGATTATTAACAATTGTTGATGAACCTACTATAGATCCAAGGCATGTTGTTGACTGGTTTGTTAAGATGCGAGAATTATATAACATTGAAATAATTGTTGCTGATATGTATAAGTTGGATATTCTTCGCCCGTTATTAGAAGCGGAAGGATTTGAAGTACATGGAATAAGAAGACCATCGTCTATTCATGGTTTGCTTGCACCACGTGTTGAATCACTATTTGCTAATAATAATCTTTATTGGGGAATCAATCCATTAATGAATTGGTATACGTTTAATGTATTTAAGAAAGTTACTAAGGATGGCTCGATTCAATATTTGAAAAAAGATGAGCATCGTAGAAAAACTGATGGTTTTCAAGCATTAATTCATGCCTTATATAAAGCGTCAGAAATACTCACGGATGACATTGATTTCTTTTTAGATGAAATTGAATTTATAAATTATTAGAAAGGAGCGGGAGTAATGGGATTGTTAAGTGATTTATTTAAATCCAATCGTAAAACTGCAGAGCAATTAGGTTTATCGATAGTTTCAGCAAGTAAAAAAACGCATATTAAACGTTTAGCAATAAATAGTTGCATTGAATTAATTGCTAAAACAGTTAGTCAAGTAGAATTTAAAATTAAAGATAATAATAAATACACTAAAGATTCGATGTACTATAAGTTAAACGTAAAGCCAAATATTAATGAATCTGCTACTCAATTTTGGCAAAAAGCAATATATAAATTACTTTATGATAATGAGTTATTAATTATACAAAATGATTCAGAGGATTTATTAGTTGCAGATTCTTATCATGTTACTGAGTATGCGCATGTCCCGAACATTTATAGTCAAGTACGAATTGGTGACTTTGAATATACTAGAACATTTAATTCTAATGATGTAATTCATATTAAATATAATAATGAAAATTCAGAGTCGATTTTGAATGAACTATATGGTGATTATGGTGATTTATTTGCTAGATTTATAGAGTTCCAAATGAGGAAATCTCAAGTACGTTCAATTGTTAAGATTGATAGTAAATGGGGGAACGATAAAGAACGAAGAGCGAAAGTAAATAAATTCATTCAAGATATCTATCAGAATTTTAAAGATAAATCATTTGCAATTGTTCCTGAGCAAGAAGGTATTCAATATAAAGAACAAACTTTGTCACAGGCAGCTAATAGTGTTGATGATGTTGATAAAGTCGGTAAACAGTTTTTAAATAACTGTGCTATTAAATTTGGTATACCAGTCCAATTATTAACAGGAGATATTGCAGAAGTAGATCAGAACATGAAGCGATTTATTAAAATGACTATAAAGCCACTACTGCAACTAATAGTTACAGAATTAAATGCTAAATTATTTGATGAAAAGCAATACTTAAATGATTCGAAAATTATAGCAAATACGTTACCAATAACGTTTGACAGTATTTTTGATATGGCTAATCAAATTGATAAATTAGTCGCTAGTAGTGTATTTGTTGGTAATGAAATAAGACGTGAATTAGGATATGAAGAAAGTAAAGATGAATTAATGAATGAACATCTAGTAACTAAAAACTATCAAACTTTAAAACAATTGAGAGAAGGTGTGAGTTAATGGAATTTGGTAAATTTGAGCATGCTTTTTTTAATCAAACTAATGAAAGCAAGGATGAACATGTATTAGTCATTTCTGGTGCTATTGGAGAAAGTAATTATTTCTATGATGCGACAAGTGCAAAAGATGTAAGAAATGCGCTTAATAATGTAGAAGCTAAGACAATTCGAATTAAATTGAATTCACCAGGTGGTGATGCATTCCAAGGTTTAGAAATTTACAACTACATTAAGGATTTAGATGCACATGTTATCGTAGAAGTTACTGCATTAGCAGCGAGTGCAGGCTCTATCATTGCAATGGGGGCTGATGAAATTATCATGAGGACTGGTTCAACAATGATGATTCACAATGCTTCAACGTTTTGCTATGGAGATAAAGAAGAAATGCAAACTACTTATGATAGGTTAGAGAAAATAGATTCATCAATTGTTGATGTCTATGTTTCTAGAACAGGATTAAGTAAAGAAGAAGTTAAGGAGTTGTTAGATAATGAAACATGGTTTACAGCATCTGAAGCGGTTGAAAAAGGCTTTGCAAACTCTTATGAGACTAAAGAGAAAGATAATGGCATGAAGGTAAAACAAGATTTAAACACAAATATTAATAATGAATTAGTAAATCAAGAAGTGAAAGAAGAGTCTAATGTGAATACAAAAGACTATCTTAAAACACTTCTTTTTTAATATAAATTTTTAGGAGGTTATGTATTATGACTATTAAATTTAATAAGTCTGAAAAATTTATTAATGCTAAAAAAGCATTTGTTGCGTCATTAACGAATAGCGAGTTAAAAGAAGAAGAGAGAGAGGAAATTGTTTCTAATTACGTGCAAGCTTTGTCGGATGATGTAGCTAAAACGATTCAAAATGATGTTAATACACAAATAGCAGATAATGCAATTTTAGCAGCACGTGGACAATCAACTTTAACGTCTGAAGAAGTAAGATACTTTAATCAAGTTGCTCAAGAAGGTTTATTTAAAGAAGAAAGAGCTTTACCCGTAACATTTATTGATAAAGTATTTGAAGGATTAATTAAAGAACATCCGTTTTTAAATGCATTAGGTATTACAAACATGGGCGCTGTTACTGAAATTATTACTGTAGATCCAAAAGGCGCGTCAGTATGGGGCGATTTATTTGGTGACATTAAAGGTCAAGTAAATGCGGCATTCGGTAAAAAACGATTTAATATTCTAAAGTTAACAGCATTTGGTGCTATTCCAAAAGACATGCTAGTTTTAGGTCCTAATTACATTGCAAACTATATGGAAAAACTTTTGGCAGAGGTAATGGCTACAGGTTTAGAATGGGGCTACATTAATGGGAACGGTTCTGCACAACATCAACCAGTTGGTTTACTTAAAGATGTTGCTGAAAATGGTGGCGTAACTGATAAGGCTTCTAAAGGGACATTAACATTTGCACCTGGACAAACAGTTGTTAATGAAATAAAAGATGTAAAGAAAGTACTTTCTAAAAATGCAAATGATGTTAATCGAAAAATTGATGGTAAGGTAGTTCTAGTTTTAAATCCATCAGATAAAGCAGATGTTGATGCTACGTCAACAGTTTTAACAGCAAATGGTACTTATGTAACTGTAATTCCAGGTGGATTAGAAATTGTTGAGAGTGAAGTATTAGCTGAAAATAAAGCTTTATTCTTTGTTAAAGGGCAATATATTGCTGGTGCAGGAGGAAAAGCAAGTTTACAAGCTTATGATGAGGTATTAGCAATGGAAGATGCACGACTTTATATCATTAAACAGTATGCGAACGGTTTACCTTTAGATAACAATGCAGCAGCTGTATATGATTTGAACATTAATACAACTGGCGCAAGCACAACAACTTCGAGAAGAAGTAATTCAGCATCATAATAACAAAGGTGGTTTCACGCGATGGAGATTTCAAATGACATATTAGAAAAGCTAAAAAATCGATTGCATATTTTGGATGAAGAATCAGATGAAAATTTAATTGAGATGATTGTTTCCTCAATAGTTAAATTAAAAAATACATGTGGTGAATTTGATATTAATTCAAATGAACAAGCGAGAGAGTTAGTGTTTGAGCGTGTGAGATACATTTATAATGACGTTCTTGAACATTTTGAAAGAAACTTTGCGCGTGAAATTACTGATTTACAAATGCGATTGTTTTTTGAAAGTAGTGAAGAGAATGAAGAAACAAAATCAGACGTATAATGATGGAATTTTAGAACTTTTAGTGCAACAAACACTGTATGACCGTTATCATACAAAAATTGGAAGTGACTATTCAACGTTTAAAAGATTTTGGTTCAGAAAACTAGGTATTACTTCTGAAGAGCAATATTTTGCTATGCAAGTAGATACAGTTGTGATAATGCGTGTAGCGATTTCTAAAACTACAGATATTAATAGTCACATGAAAGTGAAAATTAATGGGAAAGTTTATGGCATCTCTCGTGTTTATCATAATTATAATAAAAATGAAACTGAATTAAGTTTGTTTGAGGTGGTTAAAGATGAGCGTAAAAAGTAGAATTTTTGAAGCATTAGAACCACTAAATATTAATATTGCTCATGGCTATTCGGATGACATGATATTGCCCAAAATCATTACAAATGTCATCAGTCATAGAGCAATTCGTTTATCTGATAGAAAACATTATAGACATGTTAAATATCAGATTAGTTATTTTGACAAGGTACCTAGAGATGTTGAAGATGATGAAATATTAATTTCTATAATGAATGCACTTGAGAATGCTAATCTTGTTACGAATGAATGGACTGAAATT